AGACTCAGGGGATTAGGTGTGAAGCGTAAGCACGAAGGTTGCACACATGGGCCGGGGGGGTCGTGGACAAAAGACTCCACCCGTTATTGGTGTAAACGATGTGACACCTGTGATCGTTTTGGGCTCCGAGCAGAGTATTATGAGGTTTATTCTTATGAGGGCAGTTGGTGGTTTGAGTGTGTATGGTGTTGGGGAGAGACCGTTGCTAACTCTAATGGGGTACGCCGGGGTTGGGGACATTCGAAATCTCAGTACCATCTGTAATGACTAATCTCTTCTGGGCCATGGCCCTCGTCCTTGGTGACGCTACCTTCCTTGAGAAGTGGCGTCACGCTCTGAAGCCAGAGGCCTTACCTAAGGGACCAACACGATTCATGCTGGCAGCCGCACTGGAGCACTGGGACGCCCACCACCAGCTCATGGACTACTCAGCCTATCTCTATTGGGTTGGCCAAGCTGTTGAGGATGAAGACTTGTATGAGAACTATACACAAATCTTTACAGACATCACTAGTGCCTACGAACTCACTGACTCCAACCGTCCTATAGCATGGATAGCAGCAGAGTCGTGGGTGCAGAACTATCATGTAGGTATGGCCCTTGACCGTGCTCGTGCTCGCCTCGTTGCTGGTGACCGCAACAGTGCCTTCTCCGAGCTACTGGGCCTACGTGAGGTCACTGGAGAGCAGCGAGAGGAGCCTATAGAGATCAGCACTGGTGATGGACTAGAGGAAATCATACGAAGGCGGCAGAAAGGCTTTAGGGACGCCCCTATCCCACTAGGAATTGACTTGTTCGATGAGGCACTGGAGGGAGGCGTAGAGGCGGGGGACTTAGCCGTCATTGCGGGGCCTACAAACTTAGGCAAGTCTCAATTTATGTGCTACTTGGCGGTGTCCGCATATAAAGCTAACAAAAGAGTTTTATATTTAACCTACGAACTAGGTAGGGAGATAATTGGGGAGCGTATTCTCACAGGTCTCTTGGAAATACCAAAGCAAGACCTTGACCCCGACACCGTAGTGGGCGATCTGATGAAGAAGCGAAAACAGTGGGGTGTCACTGATAAGGGGAGTATCATCATTGAGGATGGGCAACCTACCGTCGTTGCCCTACAACGACGTATGGAAGAGGGGGATTTTGACCTGTTGCTGCTGGATAGTGCGGACGACATTACTCCCCGGCAGTCGTACCCTAGTTTGTATCTATCCCAAGCGGAAGTATACACAGACATTATGAGAGATATTTGTCATGCTATGCGCATACCTACTTGGAGTACAGCACAACTTAATCGGGAAGGGGTAGAACGTGCGCGTGTCAGTCTCAAGCATATAGGGGATTCATTCAAGAAAGCCCAAAGGGCTGTTCTTGTCGTTGCGATGTCTCAAACTGTGGAAGAGAAGGACTTTTACCTGGGTCCGCTTATGAAACTACATGCAATCAAAGAAACGAAGCATGGGGCACAGGGTGTATGGTGGCGCTACCTAACGAAGTTCGGAAGAGGGCCTAGAGGTTGGCCAGGATACGATTACTACCCTGAGAAAGGATCGCTTGAATGACACACGATGGGGAACTTTATTGTATCTGGTGCAAAGAGTGTACTCTCTGCGATGATGACCATTACTGTATGGAGTGTGAGTGCTGTTGGTCCATATGTATGTGTGACGACTCAAAGTATGAGGTAGACTCGGGCTGGAGATGAACACACAACTTCTCATTGAGACCCTAGAAGGCCACAACCATAAGGTCAGGTTGGTAGAAGGAGACACAGAGCTGGTCATCGCCTGCCCCTTGTGCTTTTCCGAGAAGCAGAAGCTCTACGTGGAAGCAGCTACAGGACTATGGACTTGTTTCCTGTGCGATGAGAAAGGTGGCTTAAACAGGCTGCTTAGAAAAGTGTGCGACCTCTCCTACCAAGAGGCTATCATACTGGAGCAGGAGATCAGAGGGGGAGATGAGAAGAAGCCTACTATGGTTGTCTCTCGTCCCCCTCCTCCCTCTTCCGTAGAGTTACCACCGGGGTTCCAGTTGGAATGCGATACGGGGGCTAACATAGCCAGCGATTACCTAGTGTCTCGGAAACTTAATGGGGGTTGGGTTGCTGATATGGGTATTGGCTATTGTTTGGTAGGAAAGTATCATCATCGTGTGATTGTTCCAATCTGGACGCAAGGGTTCTTACGTACCTTTGTTGCTCGTACTTGGCTCCCCAACGAAAAAAAGAAGGTACTAATGCCGGAAGGTAGCCAGGCAGAGCGAGCTTTGTACGGATATGACTGGCTCATGGAGGAGAATCATGTCTCGCCTCCAGAGAATCTTATTCTTGTTGAAGGTGTCTTTGATGCTATCAGGATGTGGCAACTTCAATATCCGGACACACTAGCTACTCTAGGCGCACACCTCACAGAGCTTCAGAGAGCCTTGGTGAAACAACTCAAGCCCAAGTCCGTTGTGCTTTTAAGAGACGGGGATACTGCTGGACGTAAGGCTGCCATTGAGAAGGAGGGTAGGGAGCTGGCCTACGATATGCTGAATGTGTCTATCGCTTCCCTCCCTGCGGGGACAGACCCCTGTTCAGTAGAACCAAAGGATATTAGGCGGGCACTTGACGAGGCCCGTCCTATTACGGTAGACTATGGTATCGAGACTCAGAAAGAGGTGCATCAATGAGTAAGAGCGATATGAAGAAGTGGGCGTCAGAGGTTGACACTAGTCAAACTGATGCTCTTATTGAAGAGCTTCAAAAGGACTACGCATCAGAGAAAAAGCCTTGGGATGAAATAGAGGGCACTAAGGATAAGTACGCCCCTAACTATCGACGTATCTGTCCAAAGCGTCCTGCGTGGGAGACTCCGTATCTTGTCAGGCCCTGCCATTACCTTGGTCCACACAATCAGATGGTACTCTGTTTGAAGGAAGCAGGTATCTGTGAGTGCCCTGCCTGCCAACTACGACTTGATCTTGAGAAGGGGGGCGACAAGAAGGGGGCGGCAATGCTCAGGCCGTCTGTACGTACCTTCCTAAATGTGGTTCATCTGAATGAGGAGGGTGGTCTGGCAGAGGAGAAGATTTACCTATTGGGACTCAACAAACTCCAATTCCTCGGTAAGCAAGGTACGGAGTACGACATGGATGAGGAGAGTGACCTCCCCTTGTACTACTTCTTCAAGCAGTACGGTGATCTATCTCATGTCGAGCATGGTCGCGATCTACGTATTCGGGCAAAACAAGAGGATTGGGATGGAAACAAATTCTTCACTATGAAGTTCAAGGTAAGTGAGCCCAGTCCCTTCCCTGGTAGTAGCGACCTTTTAGATGAAGAGCTGATAGATTTGATGTCTGTCGCTCCTGCCTTGGAGCCCAGCGAGATGATGGCTCTTATCGAAGGTCGGGCTAGCGGGGCTGTGTCCTTATCCGCTCCAGTAGAGACGCCTGCTCTTGCTGCACCAGCAGAGGAAGCACCAAGGAGCCGCTGGGGTGATGATGACGATGCTGGTGAGGCTACTTCATCTGTTGAACCTGTGACTGAAGAGGGGAAGGCAGAACCTAAGAGTCCGCCTCAGACTAACCCAAAGGCAGCTATGGAGCGGTTAAATAAGCACTTGGAGAAGAAGTAAGATGGTAGAATTGGTGCTAGGGTTACAAGGGTTATCGATCATATTAGGAGTGAGTGCTCTATTCATAGGGCTAGCCGTTGTAACATTGAACATATATCTACTTACTCATTATGACTGACCCAAAGGAAGTCATTGAGCGCCTGCAAAAGAGCGACGGCGACCTAACGGTACAGTTAGGGCGTGAGGGGGACATTATTGCGGAGCCCACAGGGTATGTCAGCACTCGTTGCCCCGTTCTGGACTTTCTTATTGGGCGTCCTGGTGTTCCTCTTGGGGGTATTAGTCTCTGGATTGGTGCCTATGGTTCAGGAAAAAGTACTATTTGTTTGAACATCTTGGCTGAGATACAAACTAGAGGCGGACTAGCTGTAGTGTTTGATACTGAGGGCAGGTTTTCCTTCTCAAGAGCAGAGAAGTTTGGTATTGACCTAGATAAGCTTATCATTGCTCAACCTGATACCTTAGAGGAACTATTCAAGGGCTTGAAGAGAATGATTGAGGCCATACGAGACGGTTCTTTTGATCAGGATGTGGTTATTGTAGTAGACGGTATTGCTGGGGCTCCCCTAGAGAAGGAAGCGAAGGGAGAGAAGACCGCCTTAGGCGCACAGTCCCTCCTCATCAGGAAAGAGTTGAGAGTTCTGACCATGCTGGTCAATCGGCAGCGTATTGGGCTGGTCATCACCACGCAGCCTAGGCAGAAGATCAACCTTGGAGGGTTTACGCCATCAAGGACAAGTTGGATGGGGGAAGACCCTTTAGGTCACGCCGCCTTGACCACCATCCTACTAGAGAAGAAATCTAAGATCGGCGATGACCCTGCTAGTCCTATAGGGCATGTCCACCTTGCCACCCTGATTGACACCCGTATTGCTGGTTGCACTGACCCCGAGTGTAAAACCTGCTGCCGTAAGGACTTCAAGAGGACGTTTGATTTCTACAGTGCTACAGGGCCAGACTTCTATGGCTCTGCTCTGGACGTATTGATGGAGGCGGGAGAGATAACCCACACAAGTGGTTGGTACCGCTTCCGTGACCCTGAGAAGAAGGAGAAGGGGTTCCGTCGTGACGACTTTGAGAAGGTGCTGATGGATAAGCCTGAGATTCTAGAGGCTCTATCGGTTATACTACAGGGGGGCCATCCCGACGTGCCTCCTGTTGTAGAGGAGAAGGAAGATGTTTGAATTCGATTGCTGCCAAGAACAGGGAAATTGCGGTAACTCCTCCACAGTTGAGGGTGATTTAGTCATTGGGGCTGTGGAAGATGTGGTTGGGGTTCTAGATGCTTTAATAGTAGCTGTTAGAGCAGAGGTATCTAACAAAACTATTATTACGGAGTACCTTGAGGTTATACGCTTTATGGGGCAACTTGATACGGCCCTGCGGGACTACGCTATAGACGAGGAGGGGTTTAGGTGCAAGAGTACCCCCGTCTGATCAGCATCCGTGTGGTCAACTTTCAAATCATAGTCGATTCTACTCTAGAATTAGGCAACCTCACGGTACTTTGTGGTGCTGGCGACGTTGGTAAGTCCGCCTTCCTCCGAGCAATACGTGCTGTCTGCCTCAACGATGCTGTAGATGAAGACATTCGTCACGGCACTAAGCAGACTGAGGTGACCTTAACCTTCGAGGATGGTACCGAGATTATATGGAGCAAAGCCCTCAAGAAGGGTGGCTGCTACCGTATGGGGGACACTGAGTACAATAAATGTAATGGCCAAGTTCCAGAAGCCATAGCTGAGTATCTAGGTATTGGTAGTATTGAGGTAGACTCAACTACTACCTTGACTCCCCAACTTAGCGATCAACATGACCTGCCTTTCATCATCATGGAAACGGGCTCCAAGAGGGCGCGTATCCTGGGGAAGGCCACCCGTCTAGACCTTGTAATCACTGCCCAGATGCAGTGTAAGAAGGAACTAGACCAGACTAGACGGGCAGCGACAGAAGCAGCCACCAGCCTTACTATAGTTGAGGAACAGCTTGAAGCTATCCCCGATTATAAAGACATAGAGAACGACCTGAATGGGGTAGAGGGGGATATCAAGACCCTTCAGGAGAGCCTTGAGCGTGCTGATCAGGCTGAGAATTTGGTAGATAGGATTGAAGAGGCACACTCAAGAGCAACAGCCTTGGATGTGGCTCCTCTCTATGCTAAGCTGGATGTAGCGGCTGAGTCTCTTGATAGGGCTGAGTGTCTTCAATGTCTAGCTAAGAGAATCCCCGAGCTGACGAAGGAGATGGAAGATAGGGGTAAGAGGGTGGGTGACCACAAGGAAGCCTTGGAGAGTTTTCAAGAACAGTTGACTGCGACGTGTATAGAGGCCGGAATTTGCGAGGCCTGCAATGGCCTCCTGTCCCATGAGGAGTGTACAGGATGAGACGTATTATCGTCGGGCGTACGACTAGCAAACATCTATTCATACGGCTCACCGCCGCATCAGGCTATAGCATTATAAAGGGGGAGTTAGTCTTCTCGTTGATCCCTGGAGATGCTAAATACCTAAGGGATGAGCTCGATACTTGTCTCCGTCTAGCTAACGAGGAGGCAACGCCATCAAACTTCTAATCTTCGGTGACCTACACATCGCAGACAAGCCTCCTGGTGGTCGTGTGGATGACTACGCCCAAACCATGCTAGGTAAGCTGGAGCAGATTGGCAGACTCTGTGAGAAGTACAAGGTGAAGTCTATTATAGGGCTGGGGGATATCTTCCATTTGAAGCAGCCTAATAGAGTTAGTCATGCTCTTACGCAAGCCCTTATTGTGGCTTTTAATAACTTCCCCACTACTCCTCTCATTGTCCCTGGTAACCATGACCTTGGCCCCGATGGGTTAGACAGTCTACCTCGGCAGCCATTAGGGACACTTGTTCGGGCTTCGGCGGTAAAGCTTTTGCTCTCTATCAAAGACAGCAGAACAGGGGTCTGGCTTATCCCCCGTCCCTACAACGCTGCTGCTGAAGGAGTACACGATGACCAGGCTGACCCATCCTACTATAGTCTTACCGAAGAAGAGGAGGCACTCATTGCGAAGAATCCAGTTCCCCTTATTGGATTGGCCCACGGTTCTATCGTTGGTCCGGGAGACAGCCGTCCTTATCCCTACGTTAACGTGGACAAGATTCCCGGCATCGACCAGTACGATGCTTTTATCGCTGGACATCTGCATGAATGCTTGGGAGTCACAGAGGTAGGCAAAACCATTTTTGCTAACCCAGGCTCCATAGGCAGAACACGCAGGGACATGGCTAGCTACGCCCGTACAGTGGAGGTGTTGATAGTGACAGTTGATTCGGATGGACTGAAGGTAGAAGAGGTACCTCTCCCTGGTGTGGCTCCTGCCCTTGAGGTGTTTGGAGCGAGAGAAGTGGAGGAGGGGCCTGAGCTACAGGATGATGAGATCAGTAAGTTTGTTGAGATGTTAGGTGAGGGGTTGCCTGCTGAGAAGATGTCTCTCGCTGAACTGATGGCTCAGGATGAATTTAAAGACATAGAAGCGCCTGTGAAGGCAAAGGTTCAAGAACTTTTGGGAGGAGCTGAGTCGTGATTAAAATGTTATACGCCTATCGTTATTTCCCTGCGGGCTGCATTGAGGAACGCTTGAATGAAGCCTATCAACGTGGCTGGAAGCTTCATACCTTTTGCGATGTTACCAATCTTGAGGGTGTAATAGCTTCGGTAGTGTTCCAATGGGCTGGTACTCCGAGCACTGTTTGGCAGTCGCCTTTTGCAGACGATGAAGAAGAGGGAGAAGAATGATACCAACTAACATCGCTCAACTGAGGAAGGACATGGACTCCTGTCGCTCTGACCTGGCTAAGATTGAGGGACAGCAGGAGGGTGCAGAGACAGAGATTGCTGCTCTGAATAAGGAAGCCAAAGAGCTTGGTATTGAGCCAGACGACCTCCGTGAGGCGGCTGAGCGTATTATTGATGACGTGCAGGAGGCGCTTGGTGTGGTGAGGGGAGAGGTGACTAATGTTACAGGACGAATTGACAGCGGAGATTAACAACCTCCTCAGGCAGACAGGGACCAGTCGCCAACGTTGTCATGCTATGCGAGGTCAATGGGAAATGTTATCGTCCCAGAGTCAGACCTTAGTAGAGAAGCAGGCAGTCGCTGAAGACGAGGAGACTCTGCTAGCAAAGGCACAGGAGGTGCTGTATAGGTTAGAAGAAAGTTGGAGAGGTCACTACCAGGCGGGTCTGGCTGGGCTGGGTAGCCGTGGTCTAAATGCTGTCTTCACTGACGACGAGTATGAGGTGCTCCTAGAGTCCACCACCAAGCGAGGTGCTACTAGTCTAGACATCGTTCTGTCTAAGAATGGGCAGAGGGTACGTCTCAAGGGTGGCTCAGGTGGTTCAATCATTCAGGTATTGGCGTACATCCTACGGCACATCACAACGACCACCCACCGCCCTGCGTTGCGTTCGTTTGAGGCCCTAGACGAACCCTTCTCTCAGGTTGCGGAGGAGCAGAGACCGGCTCTATGTGCTATGGTGAAGGACATAACACAACGTCTAGGATTTCAATCTCTCATCTCGTCCCATGAGACTGAGCTACTGGACGCTGCTGACGTGGCCTATCGTGTTCGTTCCGGTGGGAAGTTGGAACTGTTGAAGTCTGTTGGGGAGGATAGGTCATGATACGCTTTAGTTATGATGCTCCCAGACAAGTAGACAGCTTCTTGTATTGGCTCTTCTTTACATGGGGTTTAGATTCTACTGGGTGGAGAGGATTTCGTATTTTAGGATTGGTGATAGAATACCATGAGTAGACGCTCCACAGTAAACCAGAGTAAGGACGCAGAACGGGAGGTTGCTCGCCAGCTAGGCGGTAGGCGTCTCCACTCAGGTGAGTGGAAGCGTAAGAGTGGTGATGTCGATGTAATAGGAACTTTCTTCCTTGCTCAGGTCAAGCACCGTTCGGGGGTGCCTAACTACATTATTGAGGGAATGAATCAGATTCAGGAGGCAGCCACAGAACGAGAAGAACTACGGCGTTTGGAGCCAGGTATTGTTGCCCACCCCGATGCACTTCTAGTCCTACGAACAAAGCCAGGACAAGGGAAGCCGTCTAGGACTTTCGTGATTCAAGAGATTGAGGACTGGCTACGTGAACCGAGTCCGTGAGTGTGACCGCTGTCCTGCGTTAGTTAAATGCCGCAAGAACATAGTGTCTGGGGCGGGTATTGACGACGCTGGAATAGCCTTTGTCGGTGAAGGGCCAGGCCAAGTAGAGAACGATAAGAACCGCCCGTTCGTGGGCAAGGCTGGACGAGTCTTGAAGACGATTGAGTGGGCTGCTGGTATCAACCAATTTAAAGCATATCACTGTAATGCTACGCGTTGTTGGGGCAAGCGTAACCCTAAGGCTGAGGAGATAGACGCCTGCCACGACTACCTCATTGAGGAGCTGAAGGAACTCAACCCGAAAGTAATCGTAGCTCTTGGGGGTGCGGCTCTCCGTAGCTTATACAAGCCAGGGACTACCGTAGGTTCGGTGATGGGGTTCACTCTATACAATGATGAACTTCCAGGTATACCGATAATTGGTACCTATCATCCTTCATACATAATGAGAGGACACTGGGGTGAAGTGGCTCTGGTACTCTCCCACTTCCGCAAGGCTAAGCGCATTGCTGAGTCTGACGAGTGGAAGGAAGAGTTGGGCTCCTATCTTGGGATCACCACCCTTGAGGAGTTACGTGCTTTGAGGGACTACCTGCTGGGGCCAGAGGTTGATTTGTTGGCCTTAGACACGGAGACTTGCGGACTCTCATGGATGGATGATGAGCTTCTTTGTGTTTCCCTGTCAGGGGAGCGAGGTACGGGCTACAGTGTGCCCATCCTCCATCGAGGTGAGCGGACGGTGACGACAGCGAAGGGAAAGAGCAAGAAGGAGTGGTGGCCTGTCCCCTACTGGAAATTGGATAAGGAGATGCCTGAAGTCCTCACCATTCTTGGTGAAATTCTTAGTTCAGATGTACCAAAAGCAGGGCAGAATATAGGATTTGATCTCCGAATGTTGGAGCGTCGCTCTGATGAGCAGGTCGTAACAGCTAAGACTGCATTCGGTTTCGAGGTCAATAATATGGTGCATGACACGAAAATGCTGAGTTCGTTAGTATCTGAGGTGAGCCCTGCTAACCTCACGGCCCTATGTGCCTACTGGACTGACCTGCCTTTTTACGAAGAGGAAGTCAAAGATTTTAAGTCAAAAATGTGGCACGTCCCTGATGAAACACTCTGGATATATGGCGCGGCGGATGTAGACGTTGTGCAGGAGCTTGTACCTGTCCTTCATCCTAAGGTACAAGAAGAGAATGCGGATTGGGTTTACGAGAATATCTCTATTCCCCTCATCCGCTGTGCTACGAAGATGGAAGAGCGAGGAGTCTACATCGACCGAGAATACTTCGACCGGCTCTGTCTCTACTACAGAGACCGTCTAGTGGAGCAGAAAGCAGAACTAACAGAGGCGCTTGGTCGAGAGGTGGAGAAGCCCTCCTACTACAAAACAGTGCAGAAGGTTCTATTTGAGGACTTAGGCCTGCCTTTAACGAGTAAGCCAGCCAAGGGAGCACTCAAGGACTGTGAGGCTTGTAAGAAGACTTGGAGCCCTTGCTCTCCGAAGCACGCCTCTACTAGTGCTGCTGACTTAGAGGAGTTGAACGAACGCTCTCCTCATCCAGTACTGCCTCTCTTCATCGACATCCGTCATACTGAAAAATTCAGCAGCACCTACATGGACGGCGGTGAAGGTGGGGGGATGAAGGCTTACATCCGAGAGGATGGGCGTATCCATCCTAGCTGGAACGCAGCACGGGCAGCCTCAGGGCGCTTCACTTGCACCGACCCGAGCCTCATGACCATGCCTAAGGAGGTAGTCATTGATAGTGATAAGTACGACATCCACTCTAAAGACGCTATTCGTTCTATGCTCATTGCTCCTCCTGGCTATGGCCTGTTTAATGCGGACTGGAGTCAGGCGGAAGTTTTTGTCATGGCTTATGAGAGTGGAGACGAAACTCTTCTCAACCTTCTCTTAGAGGGGGTTGATGTGCATGCCTATGTAGCTCGTGAGCTTTGTAAGCTAGGGGCCTCCAGTAAGTTCCCTCGCGAGGCTGTAGACGAAACTCTTTCTCTTGTGGACTGGCAGGAGGCACATCCCGATCTTAGAGGACGAGGTAAACCATTCGTTTTTGGTATGAACTACGGTCTGACTATAGAAGGCGCGGCGGAGAGGCTAAATTGTTCTAAGGAAGAAGCGGCTCCTCTCTTGACTCACTACACTGGCCATATCTTCCCTAAGATGGCCCCGTATCAGTTACGTATTCGAGAAGACATGTTCGAGTACGGATCGACAAGCAACAAGTTTGGGCGTAGGGGACACTACCCCGAAGTGCCTATCCTTGCTGCGCTCAAATTCAAGGGAGACTTGGAGGGGGTCATTCGCCAAGGGTACAACCGACCTATCCAGAGTGGGGCTCACGACCTCCACAGCTTAGCCCACATCGCTACCGAAAGGGAATTGTCGAGCTTCGTTTTTCCCTGCCTCGAAATGCACGACAGCCTCATGGGCTACTACCCAGAGGGCAGGCAGGAGGAAGCGAAAAATGCTATACTTAACCTCTGGGGCGACGTGGCACGTAACACTGTCCTATCCTCAGGGGAGAAACTAGGCTGGAAAATCCCTGTTGATGTGCAAACGGGGCACAGTTTTGGGGAGCTAGAGGTGAAAGAAGATGGCTAATAAGGTTTATATGCCACCATCGAAGTCTGTCGAGTATCCGACCCCCGACGATCTATTTGATCAATTGAATGGGGAGTTCGGTCCCTTCACCCTTGACCCTTGTTGTCGTCCTGCCCACTACACGGCTAAGCGAGTGCTTGATGCTGGGGGTACAATTTATATTCCCCCCGATGTATCGGGTGAGTGGAAAGACGCCTATGAAGATGTTAAGGTAGACGGGTTAGCTCAAGACTGGCATGGACGTGTGTTTATGAACCCGCCTTATGGTCGCGAAATTGTGAAATGGATAGAAAAAGCGGTTGAAGAGGTTTATGTTGAAGAACGAGTTGAAATTGTGGTAGCTCTATTGCCGGTGAGAACGGATACTGCTTGGTGGCAAGGTTATATCAATCGGGGTAACTCTATGGCTCCGCAACTAGGGCAGAAACTTCTAAATATACACCTTGCTAATCGTAACATCAAACTACCCTATGCGACGGCTTCTGGCGTCAGGTATCTGCCTGGCCGCCTAAAGTTTGGTGGGGAGAAGAATTCTGCGCAATTCGCAAGTGCTGTGGTGGTATGGAGCCGATATGATGACTAAGGGCAGCCAGCTCGTGGCCCGTGGCGATGACGGGCTCATGGATGACCAGCGTAGATACATTCAGAAGTATGCTGAGACTGGTTCTGAAGCCCAAGCACAGGAGAACTTAGACTTCCCCCGTAGGAGGGTACGAAACTGGCATAATAACGACCAAGCCTTTCGTACCGCGTTTAATACGGTAGTGGAGGGTATTCACGAGGGGGTAGTTCAACGTCTCAAGGTAGTGGAGGAGAAACTACCTGACGCTATTGAGGAGTTGCTATCGGCCACGAAATCTGTTAGAGTGGAGTGTCCGAAGTGTAAGTTGAAGTTCTCTGTGGATATAGATAATACTGCAATACAAGCCAAAATGGTGGATATGCTGATGAAGTCGCAGGGGCATCTCAAGGAAGTGACTCGTCATGAGGTTGGGGTGGATGAGGAGGTGCTATCTAGCGCCCTAAGAATGGCTCTATCCATGGTGCAAAAGGGCGCACAGATTGGAGTGGATAGTGCGCAAGAACTTATTCGTAGAGGGAAAATTGAAGAGACTTCAGTTGAAGGGGAATATCGAATACTTGAGGAATAAGGAGGAGAAAGATCATGTGGCCGTGTAAGAAGAAGGAAGAATCTAATCAAATAGCGGACCGAGTTGTCCATGATGCTATGTCTCTTGGTATAGCTATTGACGATCCACCCATAGAACCCCCCGAGTACATCTGCGACAAATGCTACGGGACATTTCAAGAGAAGGGTATAACGATGGTACCCATAGTAGCCCTATGCTTTACCCCTGGTACAACGGCTAAATTCTCGGTACTAGTCGAAGATGAGTATTATTGCACTGCCTGTGCTCCTGGGTCCGAGTTTATACTCAAGTTGGCAGACAAGGATGGTGACCTAGAGACGAGAGGCTTCATCATCTCTGAAGGTTGGTTACAAGACAGAGACATCGAAACACGGAAGAATAGGTATGTTATGGACGAAGAACTGTACATGCGTATGCACTGTGATTTCTGTGGCCTTCCAGTAGAAGTCAAGGGAGACAATTGCGGGGATTGCACGAAGAGGGAGAAGAAAGACAAGTAGATGGCAACAGACGAAGAATTCCGAGAACTTGCCGAAGAGCAATACATAGCAGCGGACGGTATTACTTTTGATCCAAAATCAGCCGTATTGCATGAGGATGTAGGTAAGAGTGGTGACTGTTATGGGGCATACGTTCAAGCATGGGTGTGGGTAGAAGTACCCTGGTCTAAGGAGGATTAACATGAGCTTTGGACCAATGCCACGATTGCCGTGCAACTGTGATGATTATTGCCAGAGGAGGATTAGATGGATAGAGTTACACTTCTACGTGCGGGGGATGTGGTCGAAATTAGGAATAGTATGCCTGCGGAAAATAGACCAAACATAGAGGGGTATCTAGATTCAGCTTGGCGGGCTGGTTTTAAGCATGCTTGTAGTGAAGCAGGGATTCCAGTTCCTGAATGGGCCGCATCGCATCCTAGAGAAAGAGAGCCCGAATGGAAGAAGGTTGCGAATATGGAGAAGTATCGTGGCTAAATTCGTACCAGTCGTGTCGCAAGCAATGACGGCGGTGAAGTATGATAGGGAGAACTCCCTTCTGGTGGTTCAGTTTGG